TGTTTTAGAAATACATTGTAATTTAGATTTAGGTGAAGATAAAAATGAATTAGAATTACCTTATATAGTAACTGTTGATTATGATTCACAAAGAGTTTTATCAATTAGAAGAAATTGGAAAGAAGATGATACTTTAAAAAGAAAAAGAACATATTTTGTACATTATAAATATCTTCCGGGCTTAGGCTTTTATGGCTTCGGTCTTATTCAAATGATCGGCGGACTTCAACATGCCAGCACTGGTGCTTTAAGAGCATTACTAGATTCAGCTGCCTGTGCCAACCTCAATGGAGGATTTAGAGCTAAAGGAGCAAGAATAGAAGGTGGAGACATTACTGTTTCTCCTGGTGAATGGGTAGAAGTTGAAGCTTATGGAGATGATCTGAGAAAGAGTTTTATCCCTCTCCCTTTCAAAGAACCTTCTCCTACTTTACTCCAATTATTAGGAGTATTAACAGAGTCCGGGAGACGTTTTGCATCAATAGCTGATGCTATGATTGGTGATTCTGCAGGGTCAGGTCCAGTTGGAACTACTATTGCTTTAATAGAACAAGGTTCAAAAGTATTTTCTGCTATTCATAAAAGAATACACCAAGCACAAGGTAGAGAATTTAAATTAATATATGAATTAAATGGAGAATATTTAGATGATGAATATTCTTTTGAAATAATTGGAGAAAATAAAAAAATTAGAAGAAAAGACTTTACACAATCCATTAGTGTAGTTCCAGTTTCTGATCCTAATATATTTTCACAAGCTCAAAGAATAGCATTAGCACAAACAGGTTTACAATTAGCACAAGCTTCTCCAGATGTAGTAGATGTTAAAGTAGCAACAAGAAGATTTTTACAAGCTCTTAATATTCCTGATTACATGGATTTAATGATAGAAGATGAAGATACTCCTAGACGTGATCCAGTATCAGAAAATATGGCTGTATTAAATGCTAAACCAATTCAAGTATTTGAAGATCAAGATCATCAAGCTCATATGCAAGTTCATGCTCAATTTATGAATGATCCTAGATTTGGTGGAAACCCTGAAGCTAAAGAAAGATTATATCCAGCAATGTTAGCTCATATGGGTCAACATATGGCTTATTTATATCAACAACAAATGCAAGCATCTGTACCTCCTGGTAATCCTGTTTCTTCTGGAGATTTTAATAGAGAATTAGATGACGAGCCATCTAAAGAAATAAGTATAGAAGAAGAAAATAGAATAGCAGCAACTGCAGCACAAGCAGCACAACAATTAATGGGAAGTATGCCACCTTCTCCTGAACAAGAAAAAGAATCAAGAGAAGCACAAAAAGATCAAGCTCAATTACAACTTAAAGCTGAAGAATTAAATATTAGAAAAGCTAGATTTATGCAAGGTGTTAAACAAAATGAAAAACAAGACACAAGAAAAGATGCTGAATCTAAAGCGAAGATAGTAGAGATTGCAAGTAAAGTTGCAAGAGAAGAAAAGAAAAGAGATTAATGGCAGCAAAACCTGAATCAATAAGACAAGCAAAAAAGTTTTTAGAAAATAAAAAAATATCTATTAAAAAAGTTAAACCACATTTATTTGCTATTGCTTCAAATGGTTTAAGAAAAAATTTTGAAGAAACATTAGATTTTTTTAAGAAAGGAAAAAGTGGAACGACTGATTCAAGCGATTAAGAAAAAAATTAAAGATCATAAACAAGAACTATCACAAAATTTATTAAATAAAGGTGTAGATAATATATCTGAATTTAAACGTGTCTATGGATATGGACAAGGTTTAGATAAAGCTTTTAGTATTATAAATGAAACTATTGAACAATATAAAAAAGGAGGAGATATAGAAGATGAATAGTAATGAATCATGGGCAACAGATAATGATGTTCCAACACCAGAAAAAGTACCACAACCAGTAGGTTATAGAATATTAATAAGACCTAGAGGTGTAATAGAAAAAACTAAAGGTGGAATAATTTTAACGGATTCTAGTAAAGATGGTCAATCTTACTTAAATAGTGTAGGTCAAGTAATAGCTATGGGCGATGAATGTTATAGCGATAGAAAAAAACCTTGGTGTAAAGTAGGAGATTGGGTAATTTTTGGTAGATATGCAGGAGCTAGAATTTCTGTACAAAAGGTAAAAATGGTGTTATTAAATGATGATGAGATTATTGCAACTTTGGAAAATCCAGAAGTAGTAACTCAACAACTGTAACATACATTAACAATAGTTAATGACAACATAGGAGAAACTATGCAAGAAAACGAAAAAAAACAAGAAGAATTAGAAGTTAAACTTGATGAAGTAGTAGAAGGACAAGAGGTAGATGTACCTTTAAATCCATTAGAAAAACTACAACAACAACAAGAAGAAACTTCTACTGAATCTACAGAAAAAGAACCAGATGTAGATAAAACTTACGAAAACGAAAGACAGGTTAAACTGGAAGAAAAAAAAGTTCCAGAATATTCAGATGATATGCCTTATTCTGTTAAAGTTCGTAAAAGAATCCAAAAAGAAGTAGCTAAAAGAGCAGAAGCTGAACAAAAGTTAGTTGACATGGAAGAAAAAATGTCTAAAATGGAAAGAAAGACATATGATATAGCTAATAAATCATTAGGTAATCAACTTTCTAGTGTTTCTAATCAACTTAAAACAGCAATTGAAGAAGGTAATACTGATCAACAAGTAAAATTGTATGAAAGTATGGCAGAAATTCGTAGTCAAATGACTAAAACAGAAGATTATGCTGCAAGAGTACCTAAACCTGCAGAAAAAACTGAAAAGAAAGCTCCGCCTTTAGCAACAGATTGGGTAAAAGAAAATTCAACATGGTTTAATAAACCTGGTTATAGAAAAGAAACAGCTATGGCTTATGGAATTGATGCTGAATTAACAGAAGAAGGTTGGGATGTGCATGATCCTGGATATTACGATGAAATGACTAAAAGATTAAAATCAAGTGGTCTTTCTTATTTTAATAAATCAGAAGAAAACACTTCCAAAACGGAACAAAATGTAGTACAAAAAAACAATAGAGTGCAATCTCCAGTTGCAGGAGTTTCTCGTAAAAAAGGAACATCTAGTAATAGAGTTAAGCTCACTAGTGATGATCTTGCCACTGCTAAAAACTTTGGCATTAACATTAATGATGAAGCAGCACTAAAACGATTTGCTAAAGAAGTAAAAAGCTTTAGCGATACAGGACAATAGAAAGGAGCCTGACATGAAAAATAATGATAATAAAATAAACAATGAAACTAGAGCTGAAAAAGCAAAGGTTTCAAATTGGCGACCGAGTAACTTATTAGAAGCTCCTGAAGCAAGACCAGGGTTCAGTCAAAGATGGATTGCAACAATGGTATTAGGACAGGAAACTCCTACGAATGTAGCTAAACGGTTGAGAGAAGGTTGGGTACCTCGTGATCCTAAAACGGTCAAGGAAATTCAACATTTTCCAACGATTGAACATGGCAGATTTGCAGGGCATATAGGAATAGAAGGAATGGTACTTTGTGAAATGCCTACAAACATGGTAAAACAAAGAAACGAGTATTATGCTCAGATGACTGAAAATTTAATGACATCAGTCGAACAAGACATGAACCGTGCAGAAACACCAGGTCAACCTATTCAAAGAACTTTTAAGTCAACAGTTAGTTCGGACGGCAATTAAACTAAACTAGGAGACTAAAAAATGGCAAATGTAAATGCACCTGTGGGATTTGTCCCACTAAGACATTTAACAGGCGGCGTTATCAGACCTAACGAATATCCTATTGCTAATGGACAAACAGGTTCAATGGCATCAGGAGATATTGTAACACTTAATGCAAGTGGTACACTTATAAGAGGCACAGCAGGCGGAACAGCTCTGGGTGTTTTTTATGGCGTTGAATATATTGATACCGATGGCAATGTTAAATTTGAAAAAGTTTGGACTACTGGTACAGCAACAAAAGATGCGGCTAATGCCAAAGCTTATGTGTACGATGATCCAAATATAACCTACAGACTTCAATGTAATGGAACTTTTGCAGCAGCTAATGCTGGAGAACTTGCAAATGTTACTATTGGAACATTAAATTCTGTTTACGGACACTCAACTGATGAATTAGACATCTCAACTCTTGCTGCAACAAGCAAAGTTTTGAGAATACTAAGATTAATTGATTATCCAAATAATGCAGTTGGGGCTGACGCAGATGTAGAGGTAGTAATAAATCTATCTTTCTATGGTGCTCAGAACGCTGGTATATAACCTTAATAATAGGAGTTAAAAAATGGCTTTAAATAGAGCACTTTTTACCAAACAGCTCAATCTAGGTTTAAATACCGTGTTTGGTATGGAATATGACAGATATCCAGAACAATGGAGATCATTATATTCTACAGAGCAATCAATGAAAGCATTCGAAGAAGATGTACAAATGATCGGATTCGGTGCTGCACCAACAAAAGCTGAAGGTGCCATGATCAATTATGATTCTGGCAGAGAAGGCTTTGTCTCAAGATATGTGCATGAAACTGTCGCTTTAGCTTTTGCGATTACAGAAGAAGCTGAAGAAGATGGCTTGTACGGTTCTCTAGGCGCTAAATACGCAAGAGCACTAGCAAGATCAATGCAACAAACTAAAGAGATCAAAGGTGCAAATATCTTTAATAATGCAACTACTACTTCAACTGGAGGAGACGGCGTAGCTTTAATGAACGGCTCTCACCCACTTGGTGGCGGTGGTACAGCATCTAACATCCTAGGCACACCTGCGGATTTATCTGAAACGTCTTTAGAGACACTTTTAGTTCAAATCTCAACTGCTGTAGATGATAGAAGCATACCTGTTGCGTTATCTGGAAGAAAACTTGCAGTTCCACCTCAATTGGTGTTCGTTGCAGAAAGAATTATCAAGTCTAATTTAAGACCTGGTACTGCTGACAATGATATCAATGCAATGAGAAATATGGGTATGATACCTGAAGGTGTAGTAGTAAATCAAAGATTTACTAACCCTGATCAGTATTTTATCCTAACTGATTGCCCAGATGGAATGAAACACTTCGTTAGATCACCAATCAAAAAAGCTGTTGAAGGCGATTTTGAAACTGGTAACCTAAGATACAAGTGCAGAGAAAGATACAGCTTCGGTTTTACAGACTGGAGAGGTGTATACGGATCTGAAGGCGTAGCATAATAAATAATTAATTACTAGGCGTAGCAATACGCCT